ATGAATTCTCTCGGGTCGTCCTCCTATCCGCCCTGCATAAGTAAATTATATGGGGGTGGCGACATGGCGAGACGCAAGAAGACAACGTTGAAAATTGGGAAGGTCACGTATGGGGAAAGGGATCGTCTGGAAGCGTTCACTGCTGCATTTGCCCCGTACTTCGCCAAAGTTGAACCGAAGCCAGAGTTACAAAAGAAGGTTGCAAATGAGTAACGATTCCGGGTTATCCCGGCGTCGATGGACAAGCTGCTCAATAAAAGGATTCCCCCGGAGTAACCGAGGGAGTCGAAAGATGAGCACACCTTTATTGTAAAACCAAACTAAATAATTGTCTGTTCCACATTGGAAACTTTTGAAGAAAAAGGATGATTGAAAGTGAAATTTGGAGCCATTATTCAAGCATGTCGTGAACGGGCTGGATTAAGCCAGGAACAAATGGCTGAAAAGCTAAATCGCTCAAGGAGCTGCATCAGCAAATATGAGAACGACAAAAAGACGCTCGATGCTGAAACCTTGATGAGATGGGTGGAGGCGACTGGGGCCAAGGATGTAGCGGTTGCTTTCTTTTGCGGAATGGACGGACTGTCAATCATGCAGAACGTTATTGGATTGATGTTTACATTTTGGTTGATTTAAGGAGGGACGAGCTCCATGACAGGTAAGCAATATGGATATGTTGTACAGGCACTGGCTGAGGTTCGACATTTTGGGAAGGTTGATGAATTTAATCGGAGCAAACTGACTGAAACATTGCAAATAGTTCTGAATATCAAACTGTTAAATAGCTTTTTTGATCGGTTCGATGAAGAACAATTGTATCTAATCGCACAGGCATTGGATGATACAGCTGATCGTCGGCAACACGCATTTGCACACGACACTGAGAATATGCGCGAGACAGCCAAGCTCATTAGGGACACCAAGGCACGCCGAGAAACTGAATGGATCAATAACCGTTTCAAGGAGGGAATAGCGTGAAGCAGCCATATAGACTGACGGCGAATGGCAGGTACGTTGGAGCGTTATGTAAGGGGTGGGAAATTCGCAAATTCCTAGAAAATGAAAAAACCTCTCGCGGGAACGAGAGGCGACTTATTGGATAAGAGAATCATACCATACTTGAATGAGTGTGGACAAGCAGTAACGTGAGGCTTCGGCCCCGCGTGGAGGGTTCAGAGTTCTCCAGTATTAAACGGGAGATTGCACAGTCGCTGAGCTTTCCACGGGTGGTCGATATCACCCAATACATAAAGAGGTCCTATGGAGCCGCTATCAGGGCGGCAGTGCTGGCAGAGTGGGAAGGGCTGTTGGTGGCCTCCAAAAGAAAGAGGGGTGCATTATGCGTATCAAAAATGAAAAAGACCCCGCGTAGCAGCGCGGAGCCTCGAACATGTTTATTTACTTGTAGTATATCACAACGGACGAAAGTATTCCAAAAAATTACTGGGAGTACATTGGTTATGTGCAAATTAGTACGATGGTTTCCGCTTCCTGATTTGTATGGTGCGATTAACAATCCCGCGTTATTAAAGCGTTATGCGGTAGCGTATATGTACCGGAATTACCCGGATTGGAAACCAAAAACAATACAAAATTACAGAGTGTTGGCAGAGAGGAGCTGCTCGGATGGCTAGAGCAAGGAACATCAAGCCAAGTTTCTTTAAAAACGAAGACCTATCAGAATTAAGTGCTCATGCAAGACTACTGTTTGTTGGGCTGTGGTGCCTAGCAGACCGCGAGGGATTTTTGGAAGACCGACCAAAGCGCATCAAAGGCGAATTGTTTCCGTACGAGAACGTCAATGTTGACGAACAACTACAGGAATTACACCATATGGGTTTTATCTTGAGGTACGAAGTTGACGGAGAACGATTTATCAGCATTCCAAAATTTGTAGAGCATCAAAATCCACATCACCGTGAGGCGGCAAGTAAAATCCCGAAACCGCGCCAAACAGTTGGTAAGACAGGGGATGACGACCAAGGTAAGGCACAGCCCGAGTACAGCCTAGGGCTTTCCTCGGAATTTCCGAGCCAAGGCAATGCCGAGCCTACTGAAAGCCGTGCTGATTCTCTGATTCCTGATTCCCTTAAACTGATTCCTGATACTCTGATTCCCCCACCACTTAATACTCCAGCTGGGCAAGGGGATCAAAGAGAGGTCATGGTAGTCGGCGGCAGAAACTTGTATGTTTTCAAAAGTGTTATTGACCAGTACAAGCACTATTTTACCTTTGAACCAAATCTAGCATTAGTGGAGCTGCTTCACAGCTACCTTGATGATGGAATGGAGATTGATCTTATCGCGTGGGCAATGCGTGATGCAGCAGAGAAAGGCAAGGTTTGGAACTACGCTAAGGGTACAATCCAAAACCTTTTCGCTAAAGGTGTGAAGACAGCAGAGCAAGCCGAAAAGGCTGATCAGGAATACCAACAGAAACGGGAGATCGGTTCCTCCGGTAAAGTTGTGAAAATGACAGACAAGCTTCCCCAAGCCGTTCAATGGCAGATGGAGCAAGAAAAGAACGGTACGCAGTTTGAGCGAGGAAAATCGATTGCTGACGATCCAGAGTTAGCTGCAATGCTTGCAAATCTGAATAGCAAAAAGGCTTCTGGCAAGTAATCTCCGCGATCATACCAGTATCTAAAAGGGGTGGTTGAAATGGCGAACGCAACAGGCAAGGGCTCTCGAAAATCCGCGAAAACGGAGAAATCAGAGTTGACACAAGGACTGGAAAACAAGTCTGGAGCTCCGCAATCTGAGGATTTTATCGAGGTACACGTCAAGTCAGGAAAGCAAAAGTGGTATCAACTGGCTTGGTGCTATGAAAAAGCTAATTAGGTGACTGCATCAAAACAAGGCGAGGAGAGGGATATTTTGTTAAACGAGAACATTTTGCGGAAAGTCCGTAAAGCCCTGGCTCTAGCTAGTAACAATCCATCAGAACAAGAAGCGCAATCCGCAATGTTAATGGCGCAGCGTGTTTTGGCAGAACATGGTTTATCTATACAGGATGTTCAAGAGTCGGAAAACGAGCAGGAAAAGAACGTGATTCATGAACATGCCACTGAGTACGGAAAGACTATTTGGTGGAAGAAGCGTTTATCTGCGATTGTAGCTGAGAATTTCCGGTGCTTTAGTTACATCAACAAGAGAAGCAACGCATCCCAAATTAGGTTTGTTGGACTTGATTCTGATGTATCACTGGCGATTGAAATTTTCAAATTTGCTTGCGAAACAATCCAGTACCATTTATCAAAATACCGACAAGAACTAAAAGAAAGCGGGTACCGGAAAGTGGAAGTCACATACATGGGCAACGATTACTTGAAGGGTTATCTTCGTGGCCTGGATCAAAAATTCAAAGAACAGGTTGAAAAAAATAACTGGGGTCTTGTTCTGGTGAAGGATGCACTCGTTGTTCAGGAGCACGAAAGTATGAACCTGAAAAAGAGCAAGCCAACAGGTGCATCCTTTGGCGGCAATAACGGAGCGTATGAACGCGGGTTTACGGACGGAAAGAGTTTCGATTCGAGCAGAAAAATGATTGCTAACTAGAGATTTAACACAATGCTCATTAAGGAAAGTTGGTGATTTGCTTGTACCTTTCCAATGAAGAGCTAGACATGCTGAAAATTATGATTGATTGCTTAAATGCTCAAGTTGAACTAATCAAAGAAGAGCAGGAGCTTGTAGAGAAAATCCATCAAAAGGTGCTCAAGGAGAAAGCGAAAAGGGTCACTTAACAAATTGTGTAAAAGGAATAACCCTGCAGCAGCTTCTCCCACAGGGTTTCCATCATTGTAGCTGAAAGAATCCAGCCGAGACAGTTAAAAAGTTCTTCTAATCACTGGGATTCTCCGTGCTCCATTACGAATAAGCCTTTGCGCTCGTTCACGGCTGATTCTAACAAGTACTGAAATATCTGTTGAGTTTTCAACATCGAAGACTGAGAAAAACCGACCGTTGGCGGACAGTACTCCTTTAAACTCAACTTTCGTTCCAGGGCGAGCTTGTGGGCGTCTGTTCTGAATAATTGTTCGCATTACACCCGCATTAATGAGACTTCTAGCTTGTTGGGGCGTTGTACGAACTGCAAAAACGGGGTCAATTTCAACACCAGGCGCCTTTGCTTCCACTTCAACAATTAGGAAAAATCGATCTCCGATCCGTGCAATGCTATTTGCCCCGATTGTAATCGGCTGTGTTGCCATGAGATATATCACCTCCTTGTACCAAAATATTCAGGAGGTCACGAAGGGGACAAGGGCATCACCACAATTTTCGATTTTTGGTATTTTGACTAGAAGAATAGACGGTCCATGATTCTTATTTACTTATTAGTTAGGGAGGAAAGAAGATGCTGAAAAAGGGTGACAAGGTTGTCATGCACACTTGCTTGGCGGCTAGCATTCCTGCTTATCAAGGGAAAGTATGGACTTGCAAATCGGAAGAGTCCATAGCGGAGAACGGAAAGCCTGTGGTGCTTTTGGAAGGGTTTCAAGGACCATTTACAACTGAATACTTGCAAAAGGTTAATATGCCAAATGTAAGGGAGCCAGTCCTTTGGTTCGCTGAGCAGATGGAGCTCAAGCTTCAGGAGAACGACCACAAAGGCGGCTGGGAAAATTGCGGGATCTTCTGGTTGAGGGGAAGGCTACTCGAAGAAGCCAATGAGCTTAGTGGTGTGATGTACGCAGGTCACAACAGCGAATCGGGTCTTGACTTAGAAAATATTATCCGAGAGGCATCAGATGTTGCCAACTTCGCGATGATGATTGCTGACCAGGCCCGGAAGCGTTTGGCTTAACAAAACGGTAATTTAAATAAGTACTTATATACAAATTTTGAAAGTGATATGAATAAAACAAAAGCAAGTAATTAAACACAACATTAAGGAGTAAAAAAAGAAAAGCCCCCAAACGGGAGCCCGAAAATATGTTCGCAAAACTATTATAACACGGGTCACCTGACAGGGGGAACAGAAGATGAGCACACGAGCAACAGAAATAGACATTGATTTAACGAAAATGACAGTCACTGTACCGATAGGACAAGGTATACAAATGGTATTGATTGATCCAAGGCAAGGGAAGGCAAAGGTTGTACCGATTGTCCATCACGGCGAGACAATCGTGAAATCGAGCCAAGGACGAATTTCAAAACTGGATTTTAACGAAAGTGAGCTTTTTTAATCAAATATCAAGCCTGATACCGAGATACGGGAGGGCGTCAGACATACCCACATGGAGGGGTGTGTTCTGGCGCCCTTTTTATTTTGCGAAGAAAGGGATGCTCTCATGAAAACAGATTGGAATAAAGGGCGGAGACAACAGCAGCAGCAGTATTCGTTTGGCGAGATTAAGCGATTTATGGGCGATACAGGTGGGCGTCGTTTTCTCAAAGACAAAGCCGATAATCGCCGCAAAACAAAGGAGGATGCTCAATGAAAGACTTGTTGAAATCATATAAAGCAACGCGACGACAATTGAAACAAATTCATAAAACCGAGGAGTCTCCAGCTATTCGTTCTTATTGGTCTGGAAGTATTAGGGATGTTGATTTTATTATCGAGTGGCTTGAAAGCGGGCGGCAGCCTGTAAGTATAAGAGGGATGGAAAGGCGATCTAAGAAACAGCGGGAAATACTTGTTGATCCATTTAAAATGCAAAGCTATGTAAGGCCTGGTACTGGCGGTTGTCGAGTGCATGCAAACGAAGAAGATAGAAATCTAATAGACCTCTATCTAAACGTTTTGTCTGAACGGGAGCAAGAATGTTATCTAATGGTTTACGGGGGTGGGATGACACACGCAAAGGCAGCGGAATTACTAGAAATTAGTAGGGGAAATGTCTCGACACTCCTTTCTAGGGCACATCAGAAAATTGAATTATTACAAGCACTTATAGCTATCCTTGTGATGGCTATTTTTTTAACGGGTGGCTATAATGTGAGAGAAAAAGGAGTATAAAATCTATCTGGGATAAATTATAATAGATGTATTACTGGAAAATATATCCTTGTTTAAAGGGTTGGAGGCTTAAAGTGCATGAATATTTTTATTGATGCAAATATAATTTTCAAAGATCCATTTTTTAATAAAAATAATTTCAACAGAACGCTATTAGAATTAACTGAACATGAAGAAGTTACCATCTATATAAGTGATGTTGTTATTCAAGAAGTCAAACGAGGGCACAATGAATTCATTAAAGCTAAAATTAAATCTATTACTGATTCAACTGCGGATATTCAAACATATCTTACATCTAAATCTATTTTAGAAGTTAAGCTGGATATAGATGATTTTATGCAAGAGTTTGATGATTTCTTTACACTCTTAAACAATCAAGGGAAAATTAAAAAAGTAGGATACTCGGTTAGGGTAATTGACGAACTTATTAACCTAGATATGCATAATATGCCTCCTTTTATAGCCAAACATGAAGTCGGATTAAAGAATAATCAATTATTAAGATACTCAAATAAATCTATTAGAGATGCAATCATATGGTTCTCTTACATTGAATATATACAGAGTCAAGAACTCAAGAATTGTTATTTCATCTCAAATAACACTAAAGATTTCAGTGATTTACAATTATTTAAGAAAATGGAAGATAGGAAGGATTCAGAGCCGTATGTCCTTCATCCTAACTTGACCCAAGATGTGTTAACACCGTATATCTCATCAGAGGCATTTCTTAAGCATAATCAAAGTAAAGTGGAAAAATTCTTGAATGAAATAGCTGAAGAAAAATTCCAACAGCAACAAATAAATTTTATCAGTAATTCAAAATACCTCTTCTCCTTAATGAGTGCTCAAGACATAATTAATGAACACAAAGTTAAAGAAATCATCGAATTAAATTATAATAAGCAAATTGTAAACGAAATTGACGACTATATAGATGGACTACAAGCAGAAGATATTCATTCTGATTACTTTATGGGTGGTTACGTACAACCAGAATCACTAAGAATTGGTGATCCGCAAGTATACCTGGTATCCATCGAAGAATATGGAGGCGAATTGATAGTTTCTGCTGATCTTACTTTTAAATATGATGTGAGTGTATACATCTATAACCCCGTTCATGATAGCAGAGAAGATAAATTCCAGTATCACGAGACTGAGACCTTAGAGTTTGATATCTCCGTAAACTTTGTAATATCTTATCCTAACGATGATAAGATTTTAATACAGCAGAATCCGGATTTTGAAGATTATGAAGTTACGGATTTTATAGTCGAACATTTCGATATAGAATCTATTAACAGTCACGAAGTTATTAACCATAAGCCGCTTTTTCCAGAAGACTATGAAATGAATTTTATCAAATATATGTAATTGGTTAGAAACAAATTCCCCTTTTCGTATAGTAAATACCTCGGTGATGTAGGTAGTTATTATGCCATAATAGGGGGGTTTTTATTTATAAATAGATACAAATGATTTAGTGTGGGGCAGAAGCCACCTATTTGTAAGAGCAAAAAATTTGATTCAAAGAGATTCTGTAAGATTGTAATTCAGACCAAGAGCGCCAAGCGCTAAATAGCAATTTTGCCTTGCCTGTGAGGAAGCCAAAAAATCTGACGAAACGAGAGGGGGGAGCAAAGTGGAAACCGTACAACCATTCCGAGATCGACAGCAGATCAAGACGATGAAGATTTTGCTTGGTCATCGGAATAAGCGGGATAAGCTTCTTTTCGTTCTCGGATTGAACAGCGGCTTACGGATCAGTGATATTTTGCCCTTGTGTATCGGGGATGTAATCGATAAGCGAGGGCGGCCAATCAAGCAACTTGAATTGATCGAACAGAAGACAAGAAAACGAACGAAGCGTAAAAAGAAGCTAATTGAGATTAGCGATACGATACGGGAAGCGATTGCTGAGTATTTAGCTGAGCTGGATGTGGTAGAGCGGGATCGACCGTTATTCTCCAGCCAGAAGCGGGACAAAGACGGTAACTATAAATCGATCACGAGGCAGCATGCTTGGGCGATACTTAATAGGGTTGCTCGCCAGATTGGTATTGAAGATCGCATCGGATGTCACAGTATGCGAAAAGCCTTTGGTTATCATGCTTGGCACAATGGTGTTCCTTTGGAATACCTAATGCGAATATTCAACCACTCAGATAAGCGGATCACGTTGGATTACATTGGAGTTACTCAAGAGGCAATACAAGAAGTGTATAAGACAATTAGGTTGTAGCAGGAGGTGTATCGCTAATAGCACTGAAAAAGTTTTGTCGTAAGCAGGGGTGTTCCAAGCTAACGGCTGACCAATACTGCGAAGCTCATAAGGATCACGTCAAGCAATACAACCAGGAGCGGGGCACTGCTGCACAACGCGGTTATGATGCAAGGTGGAGGAAATCAAGAGCAAGGTTTCTCCGCGACAATCCATTGTGTAAGGATTGTCTTGATGTCGGAAAAGTAATAGCTGCAACTGTCGTTGACCACATCACTCCGCATAGGGGTAATGTGGTTTTGTTTTGGGATGAAAAGAATTGGCAGGGGCTTTGTTCTACTTGCCATAGCAGGAAGACAGCGAAGGAAGATGGGGGCTTTGGTAACGGCAAATAAGTCTTTTTCTTAATGCTTGATGAAAAAAGGTAAACACCTCTAAATGTAGAAATATGTAGAAAGTGGAGGTGTTATTGTGGATCAATACAAAAATATGAAGTGCTTTATTGTAACTCCTATCGGTCCAGATGATTCAACAATTAGAAGGGCAGCGGAAGGAGTAATAGATGCTGTAATTGTGCCTGTTTTAACAAAAGAACTGGGATTTAAAGAGCAAAATATCCTTGTTGCACATCGAATGCCTAATCCGGGTTCAATAAATAGACAAGTTATATCACTTATTCTTGATGCAGATTTGGTAATTGCAAATCTCACTGGTCTTAACCCAAATGTTATGTATGAGTTGGCAGTACGTCATGCTGTTAGAAAACCAGTAGTACAGATTTGCGAGAAAGATACTCGACTCCCATTTGATATTGCGGAAGAGAGAACAATCAAATATACGAATGACATTGCGGGTGTAATAGACTTGCAAAACAAAGTCAAAGATATGGTCTGCCAAGCGTTGGGCGAATCAGAGCCCGACAATCCTATTTATAGGGTTATCCAAAGTAATATCATCCAACAAGCTCCTATTGCGGACGCAGATAAGTATTTAGCAAATCGGTTAGAACGTATAGAAGATTTATTATTTTCTATGGCACGAACATCAGGAAAGAAGTCAAACTATGTTAAAAATGAACCTTATATATATCATTACAACATTTACATTCAGGTCATCAAGTGGGGCCCAGATGACTTACAGACATTCTTATCATCGTTAGCCCCTACTTGGACGGAATTCACAGTTTCATCAAGCATATTAAACGAAAAAGAAATGATGACCATAAACATGACTACATCTTTGGATTCTGGGATGCTTAAATCTTCTCTTCATAAACTTGAAAAAGAAGGTCTTATTAAAGTTATTGATTTGAAAGAATATGCTATGGCTTAAACCACTTTTTAATAAGTGGTTTTTTATCATTTAAGGGGAGTTAGTTGAAGTAATTATTGCTCTGACTATAATGCCAATCAGTTAATTGGAATGAGTATCTCTGTGGGCTTATCTGTAAGGTAACAAAAGATAAGAGGTAACCCCCCTCCCCTTAAAATCTAGGGAAGACACACTATAGACCGCGTGCCCCCTTAATCGCGTAAAAATTCGTTTTATCAAATTTTCGGAGAATCTGGGAGGTGAACCCGATGGGACGGAATGCAAAGCCAACTTCTCTGCACCTCGCGGAGGGGAATCCGAACCGGTTAACGAAAGAACAAATTCGTCATCGGCAAGAGAACGAAATTAAGCTTGGAAAAAGTGAGCTTGATAAGCTAAAGCCCCCGTCATTTGTGAAGAATGACGTGGTTGCCTTCGCTCACTGGAAACAATGCTTGAAGGAATACAAAGCGGCAGCTGAACAGAATATTGAGCTGCTAACAAGCTCTGATGTAGGCCTGCTGGCGATGTACTGCCGGACATATTCGGAGTATGAAAAGCTGCTCAATCAGTATCAAAAACTAGAGAAAATTGCAATCAATCAGGACGTTTTTGAGGACTATTTCGAGGGGATTTATGAAAAAGCGGCAGTAAATGATGAGGACGTTAAACTATTCGGCCTAAAGGCACAAATGTATCTCTCTCAACTGGCGTCAATCGAAGGTGTACTTAAAATCGAGACGGCGATCAATAAGAAAATGGACATGCTGATCAAAATGCAGGATCGGCTGTTCCTGAATCCATTGTCAAAAGTGAAGAGCGTGCCAAAGCCGAAGAAGGATGACAAGCCACCAAGTAAGTTCGGTAAGTTTGGAGCTGGTCGGAGTGGTTAGGGAACAGAGATATCCTTACAACACGGTGCAGGAATGTGACCGAGTTACCGCCTACGCTCTTGCAGTCGTAAATGGTGAGATTATAGCGGGGCAGACTCAGCGTCAAGCGTGTGAGCGACACCTGAACGATTTGAAACGGCAGGGCACAGAAGAATTTCCCTACGTCTGGAACCCGGATAAAGCCCACGAGATTATCGAATTTGCTGAATCCCTAACGATTGCAGAGGGAGAGGAGCCACAGCCACTTGAGTTGTGGGGCTTCCAAGATTTTATTTTTGGGAGCTGGAATGGATGGGTAACAGAAGACGGCTACAGGCGTTTTCGTACCTCCTACGTTCAGGTAGCTAGGCAGAACGGGAAGTCGCTTGGGAATGCAGTTCCTTCTCTCTTTTATGGCAACTTTGATGGATACAACTACCCGCAGATTTATTGCACGGCTACCAAAGAGCTGCAGGCACGGATCGTGCTCAAGGAATGTATTAAGTTCATTAACGCTGATGAAGAGCTCGGCGGGTCGCAATACGAGGACGGGTTATTTGTCGTCAAGGAATATGCGGCAAAGATTGAATGCAAAGTTACGAACGGCGAGATTCGAGCGCTGGGCAGGGACACGAAATCGATCGACGGCTTCCGGCCATACTTTGCCAGTGTGGACGAGTACCACCTGCACAAAGACAATCAGATGTATAAGTTACTCGCTGACGGGACGAAGAAGCTCAAACAGTGTCTTATTTCAGTCATCACGACAGCTGGCTTCGATATTAATGGCCCGTGTTATGAGCTGTACGAATACTGCAAAATGGTGTTGTCTGGTGCTCACAAAGATGAGACGCAGTTTGTTTTCATTTGCGAGCTGGACAAAGATGACGACGTTTGGGACGAGGCCAACTGGCCCAAGGCAAATCCACTTTGGACACCTGAAACACTGGTAAGCTTGCGTGCGGATGCGGTAAAGGCGAAGCAGATGCAAGGAACGGAGCTGCGCAACTTCTTGACCAAATCATTGAATCGCTGGGTAATGTATGCTGACAACCAGTACATGAACATGGAGCACTGGAAGGCTTGCGAATCCGATACAACGATTGAGGACATGGCAGGACGCGAGTGTTACCTTGCTTTTGACTTGTCTTCCGGCGGTGACCTTACCTCTGGTGCTTTGGAATTTCCTCTGAATGAGGGCGCCTGCCAAAAATACTACATTCATTCGCATAGTTTCATACCAGCCAAGCGTGTCGCGGAACATGTAAAAACAGATCATGCACCATACGATATGTGGATCATGGAAGGGCTGTTGACGCCGACCGAAACGTTAGGTGGGGTCAAAACGGACTACAAGTACATCATCCGGTACTACCGAGACTTGATAGCTAAATATGACTTGAAACTCAAAGGCATCGCATATGACCCACATAATGCGGATGCTTTTTTGTCTGACCTGGAAGAGTTTGGCGTGGATTGCGTGGAGATCACTCAAAGCGCAAAGAGCCTCAATGATGCAACGGTGGATTTCAGGCTCGAAGTAGAGGCGGGGAACGTCATCTATGATAGTCGAAACAAGCTGCTGACTTGGAGCATGGCCAATGCAAAAACAACAAGTAACAGCTTCGGGGAAATCAAGATCGATAAAGACCCAATGGCTAAAACTAAACGGATCGACCCGATAGACGCCATAATCGATTGCCATAAGCTGGTCATGTCACATCGAACAATAGACCTGAACAGCCACATTATGAGCGATGACTTTTCGTTCTAGGGAGGAGGTGAAGCATGAGACGAAAGGGATACTTCCGGCGATGGTGGGAGCAGCGGTCCGGCGAATTATCAAATCTATTAAACCCCAAGCAATGGTTTTTAGACCTCTTCGGAGGCGGAGCCAAGACCTCCAGCGGGCTAAGGGTTACAAGCTCATCAGCCCTACTAAATAGCAATGTTTATACCTGTGCATCGATCCTGGGCGGGGACATAGGAAAGCTGCCGATTCAAGTTTTTAAAAAGCGTGGGAGCGGGCTAGAAAAAGACGACTCCCACCCTGTTGCCAAGCTGCTAGGAATCCGGCCAAACTCGCACATGAGCGCCTACACCTTCAAAGAGCTGCTTCAAGTGCATTTAGTTGCATGGGGAAACGCCTACGCAAATATCGAGTGGTACGATAGTGGTCCTTACAATGGACAGCCAAAGGCGCTTTGGCCCCTCGATCCATCCAGAACGGATGTCCACCTTGACCCGGTGACAGGGGAGCTATGGTATGTAACCACTCTCCCGAGCGGGGAGACGAGAAAAATTCGCTCTGCAGATATCCTGCATCTCAAGTCTATTAGCCGTGGTGGAATAAAAGGAATCACCCCTATCGCTGTCATCCGAGAAGAGATTGGCGTACAGCAAGCTCAAAAGAAATTCCTTGGTTCCTTTTATGCAAACGGGACAACTACCCGAGGCATCTTGAAAGTTCCAGGCAGTCTCGATAAGCCAGCCAAGGACAAGATACGGGATGAATGGCAAAAGGTAAATTCGGGCCTCAGTAACGCCCATCGAATCGCCATTCTCGATGCTGGTTTGGACTACCAAAGTTTGGGGATGAACCTGGATGATGCTCAGTTTATCGAAACGCATAAGTTTGGGATTGGTGAGGTAGCAAAAATTTATAAGATACCACCGCACAAGCTTGGCTTAATGGACAAAGCGACATTTTCCAACATTGAACACCAGTCTTTGGAGTATGTAAAAAGCACCCTGCAACCGATCATTACGAACTGGGAGCAAGAGCTAATCTATAAATTATTCACGGAAATGGAACGAAGACGATACTATGTGAAATTTAATCTGACCAGTGAGCTTCGCGGCGATAGCATTAGCCGCGCACAGTTCTACAGAGAAATGATCACAATGGGCGCCTATACCATTAATGAGGTCCGTGAATTAGAAGAGCGAGACAGCATTGGAGACCTGGGCGATAAACATTTTGTCAGCCTGAATTTTGTGAGTCTGGACAAAATGGACCAGTACCAAATGCTAAAAGCTGGCCTTGGAAAAGAGGCACCGAAAGGGGGTGAGAGTAGTGGGTAAAAAAGAAATCAGATTTCTCCCAGTCGAAGATATTGAAGTCCGTAGCTCAGGTGATGAAGGATCAACGACAAGCACGATTGCTGGATATGTCGTCAAGTTCAATCAACGTAGCCAATTGATTTGGGGGGAATTTTACGAGAAGGTTGCCAAAGGTGCCTTTGCCCGTAGCCTTGCAGAAAACGTAATCAAAGCGTTTTGGAATCACCGAAGTGATTTTGTATTGGGGTCCACGAAAAACGGTACTCTTCGTCTATGGGAAGACAATACTGGTCTTCGGTTCGAGTGCGATTTGCCAAACAGTACATGGGGAAAAGACGCGTTTGAATCTATTTCGCGCGGGGATGTGGACGGCGTAAGCTTTGGGTTCAGTGTCCGGCAAGATTCGTTTACGTATCTCAAAGAAGAGGATGTATACGAGCGTACGTTGATCGATATAGACTTACGCGAGATTTCACCTACCCCATTCCCGGCTTACCCGGACAGTGAGGTTTCCCAACGTAGCATTGATCAATTGGGGATCACGACAAAGGAACAACGAAAGCTTGAAAAAGAAAAACTGTTACTCGAAATCGATTTGATTGGCTTGTGCTGATCGTCGATTTTTTTATTTCCTAATTCGAAGGAGGACTTTACTCATGGACGAAAGAGAACGCGAATTACGCCAGCAGCTGGCAGCAAAGTTGGAAGAAGCACGCAGCCTCACCAATGAAAACAAATTAGAGGAAGCGCGTGCTGCTGCGGAGGCGGCTAAAAACCTGCGCAAACAAATTGACTTGCTCCAAGAGCTTCGGGAAGCAGACACCCCTGCAAGCACCGTCCCGGCTGCCGCGCAAGAAGATGACCCTGGTCAAGAGTTTGATTTGAAAAAAGAGCACCGAAGCGCATTTGACAAGTACCTCAAACACGGCAAAGAGGCAGAGCTGACCACCGATGAACAACGTGCCTTCAAACAAATGCAACAGCAGGCACGTTCGATGTCGGAAGGAGACAAGGCAGCAGGCGGCATCCTCGTTCCAGAGGACATTTCTAAAGAGATCATCAAACAGAAACAGACGAAGCAATCTATTCGTAATTTGGTAGGTGTGAAGCCTGTTGGCACACTCTCAGGAAGTCGTGCAAAACGCCGTGGTACAAATCTCCGAATGAACAATGTGGATGAGAAACAGCCCATCAGTAAGATGGATACACCTCAATACCAAGAGGTCAAATACAAGGTACACCGTTTCGCAGGTATCTTTGAAGCTACTAACGACCTAATGGCCGACAGCGCAGTGGATATCACCGATGAATTGCGTGACTGGTACACCGAAATCTCATTGAACACGGAAAACGACGAGGTGTTTTATGGGATTGGCGGCGATGATTCCTGCGAAGGTATTTTTGTAACCGATAAATACCGTACACTGCCATGCACTACATTGGATATCAAGACCTTGCGGAAGCTGAAAAACATGGTGGACAAGGGATATAGAAACGGCGCGAAATGGGTCATGAACACAGCTGCAACGGAAGCGCTGGCCGACATGAAATATTCGGATGGCAAGAGTGTCTTGGTTCCCGATCCAAGCAAAGCGGATGTCTTTACGCTGTTCAGCTATCCAGTGGAAGTGTTTGACGAAATCAAAAATGAAGGTACTACTGAGCAAAAGACAAAACTTGCTTTTGGTAATTTTGAAGCCGGTTATTTCTTCTTTGATCGCAAGTCACTGGAGGCGAAGACCACCGACGTCGGCGGGGACGCATTCGACAACGACACTACCTTGACGCGAGTCATTCAACGTTTTGATGGCAAGCCTGCAAACGAAGACGCGATCGTAATTCTAACAGGCGTGCCAGTGAACGGATAAGGAGCGATAGCCATGGGCCATCAAACCAAAAACTACGTCACTGATAACGGGAACCGGACAGTCATAGGTGGAGTCCTTGAAATTGCGGGAGGCGGGCAGATCGTAAAAGACGGAGTTCCAATTGAATTAGGGGGCAACGCTTCTGACATTACGGATTCGTCGATTACTACTTCCAAGCTTGCAGATGGGGCAATCACACTTGCCAAGTTCGGAGCGGACGCAACCAAATCCTTAAATGGCAAGCTGACCGCCAAAAAAGCAGCTGCACAAGCAGACAGCACAGCAACTGGTGTAGAGGGTCTGGTTGCCGATTTTAACGAGCTGCTTGCGAAATTACGGGCAGCTGGCATCATGTCATAGGGGGTGGAAGTATGCTCGCCTCTCTTGACCGTGCAAAAAGGGTCATGCAGATACCTACAGAAGATACCAGCATGGATGAAACACTGTCACTCTTGATTGCCGCGGCTTCCCAAGCCATCGAGAACCATTGCAAGCGTTCGTTCCGGAAGAAGCTGTATACGGAAAGGATGAGTGGGTATCCCTCCCTGTATCTGAATCTCAGAAACTACCCGATCCATCACATTGAGGAGGTTCGGGCCGATCAAATTCTTGGTGATTATGAAGAGATCGGGGACGGAAGGCTGTATCGGGAATGGGGCTGGCCTATTGGGGAGCATAACATTTCTGTCACCTATTTAGGTGGATATGTCTTACCAAGCGAAGCCACGAAGGAGGAGCCACGTACCCTACCGGAGAGCATTGAGCTGGCTTGCCTTTTATATATCCAGATGATTGGTCGTAACCCTGGTGCAAAATCTGAACGGGTGGGGGATATATCCGTCACATACAGCGATGATTCTGAGGCACTGCCTGCCCCCGTTGCGGCGCTTCTGACGCCTTATGTGGGGAGGTGGGTGTAATTGGCTGGAGCGAGAAGAACAAGGGCAAGACGCGCAAATGTGGAGGTTACAGAGTCAACCTTTCTACCTGCAATCATCGCGAAGCTACGCGGTCTGACCCAAAAAGAGGTTCATATTGGTGCGCAGGGCGATGCTGAACTGGCTATGATTGCAGGTATCCATGAATACGGATCCCTAAAAGCAAAAATACCAGCGCGTTCTTTCATCGGCACAGGGAAAAAGAAATCGCAGGCAGCGATCTCCAAGCAAGCAAGGGCTGGTGTAAACAACATTGTTCAAAACAGCGAGACAGCAATGGGCTTGCTAGAAAAAATCGGAGCGATTGGGAAAGAGAAAACACTCAAAAACTTTGATAGGATTCGTACACCACCACTGTCCCCACGTTATGCCTGGAGAAAAAAGGGGCAGAAAAACAAAATCTTGGTGCAAGAAAAAGCCCTCCGGGATTCAATTACTTTCATAATCGTGGACAAATAGAGGTGGTCAAGGTGTTATCGTTTCGGTTTTCTCCCATTTTGTCGAGATACAATACACCATATGTTCTGGTCCGACCGGGTACATGCGGCTCCCATGATCCTGACGGTGTATGGATACCAGCCGTACCCATACGAACCACGTACATGGGACACATTCAACCTGTCAGCGCTGCCCTGCAACAAGAAGAGGGCGGTAACTATACAAATGAGGATCGAACCTTGTACACAATAAACAAGCACCTTGCTGGGGACCTGATTGAATACCAAGAAAAGCAGTACACAGTCCACGCGCCTGAAGAGCGGGACTACAGGGATGTAAACAAATACATGTTAAAGAAGGTGGTCGCCCGTGATCCCGTTTAAAGCCATCCGGTCGGCCATTGTTCAAAGTCTATCAGCTCATCTATCATTACCTATTATTGAAATGAATGGCGGAGGCGACATGCCAACGGGTCCATTTCTCACGTATGATTTTGCTGACTTCGAGAGCGCCCGTGGCTTTCCTATCGAATACCAGGAAGACAACAACCTTCGGCAAGTAGGGACGGTTCATTTTACTGTCTCTTTTTTGTCTTACGCGGACGATAAGGCAACCAGCATTGAGAATGCGATGAAAGCCCAAGATTGGTTCAAACGAGACGGACGTGAGCTGCTAAAAGATCAAATCAATGTCATCGTGGCTGAAATTGGGAGAAACGAAAATAGGGACATCCTTATTGCAGGCGAATGGGAGCGGCGTCAAGGGTTTGAGGTAACGTTTCGTACCCTGGATGTAACAGATGGTGAACTGATAGCAATTGAGAAAGCACAAGTGAAAGGAGTGTTTGGGCTTGGCGGTTAAAAGTGACGTTACTGTAACGATTGACATTCAACGACCTACGCCAAAACTAGGCTTTGGAAAGCCGTTAATTATCGGTACCAGTGCAGATGGCATGGATTATAAAACCTACTATGATCTCCCAGCTGTAATGAAAGATTTTGCAGAGAACACAGAGATTTACAAAGCTGCCTTTTCTTTGTTGAACCAGGAAGACAATTCTCCATCAGAAATTGCGGTCATGATGCGCAAGACAGAAGACGAGACGTGGACACAATTCATGACAAAATCTTTTGCAAAGGACTGGTATTTCCTAGTTTCGACCAGTGGCCTGGTAACGGACATCACGGCCATTGCTGATGTAATCGAACAAAACAATTCAAGGCAGTATTTTTTCAGCACATCGAGCAAAGAAGATCTTGCAACGATCAAAGCGAAAAAGTACACCCGCACCACGGGATTTTATCACACAACAACGGACAATTATCCAGAAGCAGCATGGCTTGGTGTAGCTGCTTCAGCAGATGTTGGAAGCATCACATGGAAATTCAAGACGCTGAAGGGCATTACTCCTTTGGATATAGACACAACAGAGTTAAATGAAATTCACAACCTGGGCGCAAACACTTATGTAACAAAAGCTGGCGATGATGTGACCAGCGAAGGGAAAACCGTTTCTGGTGAATACATCGACATTATCCATGCCCGGGACTATCTAGTATTTAGTATTCAGTACGCTATTCAAAAGCTGCTGAATCGTTCGCCTAAAGTACGCTTTGACAATACTGGTATTGCTCAGTTGGAAGGAGAGACTCGGACCATTCTGAAACGTGCTGATTTGAATGGGATGATTGCCCACGATGCAGATGGTCAGGCACTCTTTTCCACGTCTTTCAAAGGGCGAGACGAAGTAGATCCAGCCGATCGGGAGAAGCGTGAATACAACCATGGGAAATTCCGATTCGAATTGGCTGGTGCGATTCATGCTGCCGCAATTAAAGGAACGATTGTTCTGTAAAGAGGAGGGGAACGGATTTGAAAGCAGCTACGTACGATCCGAATGATCTTGCAGTCATTGTAGACAGTGTGTATCTTACTGGATTTTCAGAAGATATGGTGGAGATCGAAAAAGCGGAAAACAACTATGAAACCAAAGTGGGAGCTCAGGGGGACGTGGTTCGGACCAAGGTAAACAACCCATTGGCGACAATCTCTGTAACACTACTCCCAAGCAGCCCACAAGTTGCCTACCTGGACAAGCTTGCTAACTCAGGAAAGTTGGTGCCTGTGAGTGTCATATATTCCGGCACACCAAAAGAGACCACAACGGTGACAGAAGCCTATGTGGTGAAACCAGCCTCGCGTTCATATGGCAATGAGGCAGCAGATCGAGAGTATGAGATCCAATGCCTTGATATTGACATGCAATAAACCACATCCAAAGGAGACGATCAAGAATGAGTGCATTTAAACAGAAAACCTTTACTTCCAAATCAGGAAACACCTACATCTTCCAACACCCTGGCGTACGCATGGTATCCAAAATCAATGACTCCAGCAAAAATAAGCATGGTGTCTTGATGGAAGAGAGACTGGCTGAAGAAGTGTTAAAGCACGTCATTGTCCAACCCAAAATGAAAATAGACGATTTTGGTGACTATCAGGAATATCAAGAGACCATTAACAAGGCCTATGCCTTCATCGCAGGTAAAGATGAAGATGACGAAGAGCCAAAGGGTGATCCACATGACCATCAGCAAACAGGAAGCGAAACGACGAGCTAGGGAACGATGGCCATACTGGCGTTTGCTATTGTCTGATATCAACATTTCGTATTCAGACTTGAACAGTATGGATGATGACGATATTGCCGAAGCGAACGCAGCACTGGACATCCATATAGAGCAACAAAAAGAGAACCAGAAAAAGTAAGGAGCGTCCACATGGGCGCTCTTTTTGTTGCTGGAAGGTAGGTGCACAAAGATGGGTGTTATTAGTAATTTAATGTTTGCGGTTGGCTTCAAGATATCAGATCGTGGATTACGCGATGCCCAAAATCAAGTAGATGGGTTGAAAGCTGGTGTCATCGGCCTTGGTGTAGCAGCGGGTGCAGCCTTGGCTGGTGTTGGGATTGCTGCCATCAATGCAGCATCTGGATTTGAACGGGCAATGTCTCAGTTTCAAATGGCAACGAATTCAACAAATGAGCAAATGGAAGAGACAAAAGAAATTGCCAAAGACTTGTACGCGCAAAACTTGGGAAGTGATTGGGACGACTTAGGTAATGCCATGACACTTGCAAGACAAGTGACACAGCAAACAGGGGACGAGCTTCAACGAACAACGAGGGACGCCATCCTTTTGAGAGATACTTTCCAACTTGAGTTAAATGAATCTCTCAAAACATCCGACACGATGGTGAAAAACTTTGGAATATCTTCAGCAGAATCCTTTAACCTGTTCGCCCAGGGTGCACAAAATGGGTTAGACAAATCAGGCGAGCTGCTTGATTCTGCAAACGAATATGCTCCACAGTTTAAATCACTTGGCTTTACAGCAAATGAAATGTTCGATACCTTCTCAGCTGGCTTAGAAGGTGGAGCATTTAACCTGGACAAAGTCGGTGATGCTGTTAAGGAATTCAACATCCGGTCGAAAGATGGTTCAAAAAGCTCCATCGAAGCGTATGAAATGCTTGGGTTGAATGCAGAGGAAATGATGAGTACATTCGCCCGTGGCGGACCAGAAGCCAAGAAGGCATTTACACAGATCATGCAGATGATTTCAGACGTAGAGGATCCAGTTGCCAGAAATACCATTGGTGTTGGGCTTCTGGGTACGCAGTTTGAGGACCTAGAAGCTGGTGTAATTGCGGCGATGGCAACCACCAAGAGTAAATTTGACATGACGAAAGACACCATGGACGAAATAAACAAGGTCAAATTCGACAAACCTGGGGAAGCCTTTGAAATGTTCGGTAGGCAAATCGAAGTCGGTATTTTGATCCCGATCGGACAGAAAATGCTGCCGTATCTGAATCAATTCGGTCAATGGATGGCTGATCATCAACCACAAATTCAAGCCGTTGGGGAAATCATCGGAGATAAACTTGGCGCTGCTATTACGTTTGTGAGTGATGCCACAGGTTTTCTAGTGGAAAACATCGACATCATTGGACCAGCACTTGCAGGATTCGGAATTGTCATTTTGTACTCTTTACTCCCTGCATTTACTGCATGGATTGCAGCACAATGGGCCACAGCTGTAGCTGGTTGGGCAGCTATTGCTCCCTGGCTACCGTTTATCGCCATTGGTCTGGCTGTAGCAGCGGTGATCGCAGGCATTATCTATGTGTTCAAAAATTGGGGAACCATTAGTGAGTGGCTTGCTCAAAAGTGGGAAGCTTTCAAGGCGTGGACAATCAGTATTTTTAATAGCGTGGTTGAATTCTTCCAAACGTGGGGATCAACTATCTTGGTCATCCTTGGTGGCCCGGTCGCGTGGGTGGTTGCACTTGTTGTGAGCTATTGGGATGAGATTGTTGCTTTTACAAACTCAACATTCACAAGCATATGGACCTCGATAACAGGAACATGGGACAGTATCATTGGGTTTCTTTCCAGGATCAATTTGTTTGATATTGGCAAAAACATCATCCAAGGCATGATTGATGGAGTCGGATCCATGGCAGATCTAGTTATGGAGAAGATCACAGCCATTGGGGATGGCATCACCGACAAGATCATGAGCATTTTAGGCATCCATTCCCCTTCCCGAGTCATGATGGATGTGGGGGTTTACACGGGCGAGGGCTTGGCTCAAGGGATTGAGAGCATGCAATCACGGGTAGCTGGAGCGTCTGCAGGCCTAGCAGATGATGTCACAGCTCCACACGAAACACCCGTTGCAAGCCTACCACCAGCACGAGCAGCAGGAGTTTCCTCAGCAGCCGGCGGAGGAATCATGAAAATGGAATTGGTCATTAAAATTGATGTAACTGGTGGATCTGATGCAAGACAAACAGGGACGGCGATCGCATCCGAGTTAAAACCAGCCCTCCATGAAATCATTCAAAGCGCCGCACGTAGATTAGGCGTCCCATTGGTGGTGGAACATGCATAATGGCAACCATTAACGGTATGTATGTCCTGGCAGAAAGCGAAGATCCCAATTATGAGGTAGACGTCACGGATCAGCCTGTGGAGGACGGCGTTGACACGAGTGATCACGTACAGCGGAAACCTCGGCAGATGAGCATAACTGGCGTTATTGTAGGAAATGACGCCGCGCAGATCCGGCAAAACTTGATTTCGTTATCGGACAATGGCGAGATTGTCAAATTTATGGGACGAAATCTCTTCACAGGTGTGATTGTCTCTTTTAGCAGCAAACATGATTACAAGATCGCAAATGGATTTTCCTTTTCCATGGCACTCAAAGAAATCCGGATTGTGAAATCCTCTTACGTGGAAACCTTGCCTCTTCCCATCAAGGCGGCAGCTGCTCCTGTTATCAGCTCGGGACGAAAGCAGACAAAATCGAAAGGGAAAGGGAAGGAAAAGAAAGAGGAGAAGGTTGAAAAAGTGAAATTCAAGGCTGGAAGCCCTTGGGCTGAAAAGTAGGTGAGGCTATGGAGTTCATCGAGATCGAAAAAGACCTCATACCGTATCGTTTTGAGATACCTCTTAGCGATACGGTTTTTACATTTGAAGTCCATTACAACAGCGAATATGACTTCTTTACCGTTGATTTGGAACGTGAAGGAACTGTTCTGGCAACAGGAGTCAAATTGGTCTACGGTGTTCCTCTTTTTGGGGATTGCATGGATGGTCGTTTTCCAAAGGCTGAATTGATCCCGTTCGATGTATCAGGTAGCGACCAGGAAGTAACATGGTCATCACTTGGAGAAACCGTATTTTTGTATGTGCTTGAAGGTGAAGAAAATGGCGAATAATTTCGGCAGAGTAGTAGAAGTAATGGTTAGTAACATGTTGTTTTCGATGGACAAATACGCAATAGAAGGCACGATCCCCTTTGACAATGATCTTTTGCCAAACGAAAGCGAAATCAAGCTATGGAACTTGTCGAAAGACACGATCAGCCGGATCAAACGAAACGAGACACTTATGATCAATGCTGGCTACCGTGGAGATGTGGGCGTAATTCTCCATGGTTTTGTATCCAGTGTGCTCACCAAACGTGAGGGAGTAGATGCGGTTACAAGCATCCATGTGCTGGATTCTCAAGACCTTTCCAAACGTAAGGTAAAGGACATCACCTATGCAGAGGGGACCCTAGCGAGCTACATTTTGAAACAAATGGTTGGACAATTAGGGTTGCCAATCGCTCAGTTTGAGCTCAACCAGGATTATCGCTATGAAGAGGGATACACAGCAAGTGGGGAAGTAACGGATATCATCGGTAAGGTAGCGAAAGATTGCGGGACATCAGCTTACATCAACAAAGGGAAAGTGTATATTCGCAACCTGAGAAGGGGAGCTGATGACGTCTTTGCTCTTTCAAAAGGGACAGGACTCATTGGCTCCTCAGAACCGTTTGAGGAAGAAAAATTTAAGGGGTATCGCATCAAGTCCCAACTGCAGTACCGGATCACTACTGCATCGGTTGTCGATCTGAAATGCAAGGATTTTGAAGGGCGTGTCCATGTCCGCAGTGGTACCCATACGTTTAGTCGAACAGGTGATTTTATGACAGATGTGGAGGCGATTTTACCATGACACCTGATCCCTCAGGCGACTTAGCCAAACTGATTGATGGACTCGTCAAGAAACGACTAGCTGAGATCAATGTTGCCTTCCCTTGTAGTATCCTTTCTTACAACAAAGAAAAAGGAATTGCCGTGGTTCAACCGTTGATCCAATTTTCTGAGGATCCACCAACACCTATCCAAAATGTTCAAGCGCTAGGGATGAAAAAATTTGTCAGTATCGATAGACCTCCTGATATCCATTTTCCTGAATTAGAAAATGGGGATGTGGTCTATGTTGTATGTGCTGACAGACAGATTCGGGATGCACTAACAGGAGCAGTAACCCAACCAAGTAGTAAAAGAATTCATGATCGAAACGATGCTGTGATCGTGGGGGTGTTCCCATGCTCTCTTTAAAGCTGGTTAATGGAGACTTAGCTTTTGACGAAGATGGTGAGCTGCTAACGATTGAGGGACCAGAAGAAATAGCCCAGTGTGCCGCCATAACACTCGGCACCAACAAAAACGAGTGGTTTCTCAATCCACAAATGGGCATTAGGTTCATGGCCTTTCTTGACAAAAAACAGTCTGAAGAAGAAATGCGGGAAGAAATACGGCAAGGCTTATTCCAAGAACCGCGCATAAAAACAGTGGAATCCATTGATTTTTCTATTGACCGTAAAAAAAGAGAGCTGGAAGTACGCTTCCAAGCGACAGCGATCGATGGAGCCCTGATCAACGAGGTGGTGACCCTCCATGCTTGATGAAAAAGGCTTTAAACGCAAGCGTTTTGCCGACCTCTTTGAGGAGATGGAAGCCAAAGCACAAGAAGCATTTGGAGAGAAGGTCAACACGTATGAACGATCACCATTAGGGATTATTTTAAGGCTGTTTGCATGGTTTCTCTCCATACTCTGGCAAAATACAGAAGATGTCTACAATAGCGCTTACCCTCATACAGCCCAAGGAGCCAGCCTTTTCCGATTGGGGCCATACTCGGGGATTACACGGTTACAGGCAGGGTACGCAACTGGATTACTGACCATAACAGGCACACCTGGATATACCGTCGAGAAGGGTTTTCGTGCTTCGGATAAAAAGGTGGTTTTTGAAACAACTGAGATCGTCACTCTGGGGGATAATGGTTCTGGAACCGTTGTGATAAAAGCGGTTGAACCCGGTACATCTGGCAACCGACCAGCAAACGCCATTGCAACCATTGTCAATCCGAACGGAAACATCACAAGCGTCACCAATCCCATTCCGACCAGGAAAGGTCGTAACCTTGAGTCGGCCCAAGAATTCAGGGACCGTTTTTCCATCTCTACGGAAGGTCGAGGGAAAGCGACTGTCCCAGCGATTCGAAAGGCAATGCTAGAGGTTACAGGTGTGCGAGCTGCTGCTGTAGTGGAAAATTATAAAAATACAGCCGATACTGCAGGCAGACCACCTAAATCAGTCCAAGTTTATGTGCTCGGCGGGGAGCCAAACGAGATTGCTCAAGCCATCTTTGAAAACAAAGCTGGCGGTATTGAGCCATATGGCAACCAAAGTGTGGTTGTGAAAGACGAAGCTGGTTTTGAACATACCATGAAGTTTAGTTATGCAACGGAAGTATACATTCATTTACGGATAACTGTCACCCGATCAAACACATTTCCATCCAACGGAGCCTCGTTGATCAAAACAGCCTCTATCAAATATGTTGGCGGAGAGGATGAAGATGGGATTATCTATACCGGATTAAATCTGGGGGAGAGTGTTATCCATTCTGCTCTTGTTGCTGTGCGCACAGAAGTGGAAGGCATCACCGATTTGAAGGTTGAGATAAGCAAAAATGGCGGTACTACCTGGACACAAAGCAACATCGTGATTCAGCCGAGTGAAGTAGCGCAGACATCCTTTGACCGCATTAGTGTGGTGATTCAATCATGATCACTGCAAAAGATTTTCTGCGAAAACTAACGGATGTATTTACGAAGAGGCCAAACAGCAATCTAGGAAAACTCTTCACCATTTTGGCGGATCAAATCAGGCAGCTGGAAGAGACGCATGACCGTATTCGCGCATGGCGGGACATTGATCAAGCTGAAGGAACTACACTGGACAAGATCGGTACGATCGTCAACCAGCCACGAGGCGTTGCAACGGATGAAGTTTACCGAATTCTCCTGAAATCCAAAATTGCGCGGAATCTCTCAACTGGGGACATCAACACGATCATTCGCATCCTGTCGCTTGCACTGAGTACCGATCCTAGCAATATTGAAATCAAAGAGACATGGAATGATCCTGTTGATCCGGAGCCAGCAGGAATTAGCGTAATTAAACTTCCTATCGAAGCGATTAATCAAGCTGGATTACCGCCAGGACAGTTTGTTCGAATGGTTCAAAAAACAGTAGTAGCTGGCGTGCGTGTAAGGGAGATTGAGCTTACAGGTACGTTTGAATTTGCCAGTGGAAGTGAGACCGAAATTGATGTAAATCGAGGCTTCTCCAATTTGGAAGGGACTTCTGGAGGAACGCTTGGCTATGCATACACTCCTTCCGACGATACTGATCTACCGATTTAAAAGGAGTGATTTCCGTGTCCTATAATGAAAAACTTCCTGAATGGTATGCGCCTGGAACAGAGCCGCCAGAGAGCAAAAAAACAGCCGGGTGGGACCCCGGCGACAAGCCACCAGCCGGTTATTTTAACTGGTTATTTAATAAAGCCTATCTCGCTCTCAAAGAGTTACAATCCAAGGCAGCTGAGAAAACCATTTTTGATGGTCATGCAAGTGATCTTACCAAGCATCCTCTCTATGGCGTTACAGCAGGGACAGTCAATGCTTATACCGTTACATTTAACCCTGCACCTACTGCTTATACAGATGGCATGGCTATAGCGTTGAAAATTCATGCGAACGCAAGCGCTGGATCGGCAACGATCAATGTAAACGGGTTGGGTGCAAAGTCGTTGAAAAAAGCAAATGGACTTGATGCAACCAATCTGAAAAAAGACGGGATTTATACATTCCGATACAATACCACAACAGGAAATTTTATCTTACAGGGTGAAGGGGGGGCAGGAAACGCAAACCCGAGTGATGTACTGGTAGGAAAAACATTCTCCAATGATTCCGGAGATCAAACGGGTACAATGCCAGATCGAAGCGCAGTTATCATTACACCAAGTACAGCAAACCAAACTATTGCAAACGGGTATCACAACGGTGCAGGTTATGTGAAAGGTGACGCCAATTTGATTCCCGCAAACATTTTGTTGGGTAAATCTATTTTTGGGGTATCTGGTTCGGTAAGACAATACCCAACTAAACTACGAAACGTAAAAGTAGGCAATCCAATTTGGACAAAAACATATTCCTGGACTGGGCCAGGGAATGTGGAATCACGGATATATATCCCTGATAAATTTGACGCTTATATTTACATGACGAGTGATTCCGCCAATAAGGTGCTTGAAAAGAGGGCACAAAGCAACGGTGTTATTGCATGGAGCAGCACTTTGCCTGAATTCATCCAGGATGCAGTGTTAGATTCGCAGGATAATTNTAGCAGTACAACGGCAAAACTTATCGATAAAGGCGTAGTTACGAAGGATGGAACCATTTATTCTGGAGGCGGAGGAGCTTTTTATAAGACTGATAAAAACTTAATCAGTTTTGCAATGGCACCTGGATTCAGGTATGCTACAAGTCTCGTAAAAGACGAAAATGATAATATATATGTTGCAGACGACAATGCTTCTAACGGTATTTTGATTGCACTTAATGACGATCTATCCCGACGAACAACTCTTAGCGTGCTTAATGCTTCATCAAGCCCAAGAGCGCTTGGTATAACAAAAAACGGGCGGCTAATTTTCAATGCGCGGAGTGAGATACAAATCTATGATTTAGAATGGCTGATTTTTGTATAAAAGAAGGGGGCGCTTTCCATGGTCTATATTCAGTTTGAGAAGGAAACAGAAGCAAGGGCGTTAGTCACCTTTATTCATTACAAACCACTCGATCCCAACGAAGGATTAGGAAAAACAGCGGACGAACTTTCATTAACAGGTGTTTTTATCGACGCTTTGCCACAAAGGGAAAGGCCACTAGGCAAGGATGCAAAACTTTACTTCAACCCGCAGACGAAAGAAACGTGGTATGAATATGTCGATATTCCACTGCCAGATAATGAGAGAATCACTCAGGTAGAAATTTCCACAGAGGAAAATAAAAAGGCAAACCTAGATACACAAGAAGCCGTATTACAACTATACGAAATGGTCACTGGACCACTGACATAAGCCCGCATAGAAGGAGGCATGGAACATGCTTCAACGACTATGGATATGGCTTATTTTTTTATGCTTGAAAGGAGGTGAATTCACGATGGTAATGGTATGCGTAAGCTTGATTGTTAATGGCCGTCGCACATTTGATCAGATTCCCGTAAATTTGCAGGATGACGTAAAAGCTGATCTTAAGGCTATGGGTCTGGGAACGGACGGTAAGCCTTTGGCGTAACGCTCTTTCCAAGTGGAGAGGGCTTTTTTATTCCGCGAGAGCAAAGGCTCTCAATTTTTTCAGAAGATGAGAGGAGAATATCAATGAATACATTTTTTATCCAAACAGGAGTAATTCCATCACCGAAGGATGATAGGGATTACAACATCAAAAAATTGACGAATGCTACTATCACCACTTTCCCAACAAGTTTTCGCATTCCATATAACGGAACGATAAAAAATCAAATGGATATTGGATCTTGCGCAGGACACTCATTGGCATATTGCAGAGAGATCGTAGAGGCAAAGCAGAGCGGCGTTTTTAAGGAGTTTTCCCCCGGATTCATTTATGGGAACCGCCTCCCTAGTGATTATCAAGGAACTGGAATGCATTTAAGAGAAGCATTAAATCAGTTGGTTAAAGTAGGAGTTGTTTTACAAACCGACTTCCCCTATAACATCGAGTACCCTGCCATTAGGAGTAAATTTTCTGGTAAGGAACAACTACTTGCAGATAAAGCTGCACCATATAGGATTAGTGCTTATGCAAGACTCACAACCGTAGATGAAATTCGACTTGCGTTAATGACACTGGGGCCAGTTACTTTTGGAATGAAAGTGTATTCAGAGTATGAGAAGCCTCTTGGATTAAACAATAATATTGCAACTCCTCCAAAACGGGATGCGTGGATTACAGGCGAACACCAGATGACAATTGTAGGCTGGAGGGAGGATAATACTTTTATCATTTTAAATAGCTACGGACGAGGTTCTTATGATAATGGCTACCTGTATATTCCCTTTGAAATCATGGTGAATCCAAACTATGGTGCTTTTGAGATTTGGAGTATCACGGATCAAATACTTCCTGACAAGAGTAAATATTTCGGAACAGGTAGTACAGGAGAGCCAACAATTCTTGTTTTCGCTCCTACAGGTGGGGAAGTAATGATCTTTATTAGCTCCTTAGATGAGATGCTCCAAAAAGGGTACAAGCTTCCTACTGATGTTACAACAACAGATGTTAACAGACTGAAAGCGATTAAAGAGGGAGTGGATAAAGACGGGGATAAAACTGTCAAATGCTACACACCTGATCTAAAAATTGCTTGGCTTAAAGAGAAAGAATTATCCTATTGGCTCACTAAAGGCTATAAAAGGGCCTAGTACAAGAGATAGTGTTCAGAATCAAATTTTACACCAAGACTACCAGTTTGCCTCGTTCCTAGCGGGGCTATTTTTATTGCCCACCAAGGGAGAGAGGAAGAGAGCATATGGAGGGATTTTACAAGGTCGCGTTTGCGGGTGGAAGTGCAGCAGTTACATTCTTATTTGGTGGCTGGCCAGCACTGCTCAGCGTCCTGGTTGCGTTCGTCATTTTTGACTTTGCAAGTGGACTTATAGCTGCTGGGGTTGAAGGCAAGCTGAAAAGCAAAGTCGGACTTATCGGTATTGCTCGCAAGGTTTTCATTTTCGGTATGGTTGCAGTGGCACACCTTGTGGACGTTGCTTTAGGTGACCAAAACTTTATTCGTGATGCGACGATCTTCTTTTATCTAGCCAACGAGCTGCTTTCCATCATCGAGAGCGCTGGGCGTATTGGTCTGCCAGTCCCTGAGTTAATCAAACGTGCTGTAGAAGTATTAAAAGGGAAGGGAGAGACGCAGCGATGACCCAACAAGAGTTTATAGCCAAGATAGCGCCTGCAGCAGTGGGGGATATGAAAAAGACACGAGTCCCTGCATCGCTGACGATTGCTCAAGCCATTTTAGAGAGCAACTGGGGAATGAGTGGACTGACTGCTAAAGCTAACAATCTGTTCGGTATTAAAGGTAACGGAACGGCCGGTAGCGTATCGATGCCGACAACGGAATATGTTGGTGGGAAACCGATCACAACGAACGCTAATTTCCGGAAGTACAATTCTTGGGCGGAGTCGATTGCAGATCACTCTGCCTTGATCCTAAACGGTACGCGGGACAAGCCTACTCGATACCACGGAGTCCTTGGAGCTGATTACAAGACAGCTTGCCAGAAGATCAAAGATGGTGGGTATGCTACCGATCCAGCATATCCTCAGAAGCTGATAAGCCTGATTGAGAAGTACGAGTTACACAAGTTCGATGTTGATAAGTCTGACAACTCTGTGGATAAAGAAGCAGCATTGAAACTGGAGGACTGGGCGCGTGAAGCAGGCCTAAATGCAATTGACAGCCTGGCTGTAAAAGGATTGCTAAACGATCCTGAGACATGGAAACAGCGACTAATAGACGACCCGAAAAGTGTTCTTGAGGAATTGCCGTGGTTGGTGTTTACACTGCTTGACCGTGCAACTGATAAAAGACTGCAGAAGTAAAATGCCCTCATAGGAGAAAGATGCTATCCCCTGAAATAAACGTGATCTGTAATAAACATTGCAAAAAGACTACAAAATAATCCCTTCATCTAATGATGAAGGGATTAGAACTATTCGTCCAATTGTAAGTCATTCATATTGTTTATTTCTGATAAACGGCCATCTAATTTCTTGCTTTCTTTTATATTTCCGTTTTTATCGAGGTTAAATTTACCTTGATATGCACCTAGAATTACGTATGCATCATCGGCAATCGGGCCTTCGTACTTTTTAAGGAATACAATGGTTTTATCCCCTTCTTTTAATACCTCATTATCTTCGAAAAGATAATTCTTACCCTCGTAATAGCCACCTGTTTCTAATATTTTTATCTCTTTATCCTTAAATTTCTTACCGGCTTTGAATTCCTTTTTAACTTTTGCATTTATTAAAGTGAATACAATATTTTTATATTCTAAGCTGCTGCTGTCGGTTGCTTCTATTTCTAAGACGAGATCAGCATCCTTTTTTAATTCATCAGCCGTCTCATAATTCTTGACTAGATGTCCACTATAACGGACTGAATCTGCATCTGTAAGTGTAACTGAAGGATTTACATTACTATAGGATTGTCCATATAAATAATTTATTCCGTCAATATCATCACTGCCAGGAACATAGACTTTTCGCCCATTAGCAGTAGTACACATGATCTGTGTTTTGTCATAAACATGATCGAGTCCCATTACATGTCCCATCTCATGTCCATAAAGTCCTTTTATATAATCAAAGTTAGCATAGTTTAATAGATCAGTATTGATAATAATGCTGGCATATGTATAATAACCACCAGATGGTCCTGAAACAGCATTCATCCCGTCCCAAGAAGTGTTCCCATAACTGGCAGGAACCTCAAAATGAACTTCAATTAATTCATCAATTCCTGATTTAATAAAGGATATTGGCGTATTAGTGTCATTCCATGAATCTACAGCAGCCTGTAAGGGACCAGAGTATTTGGATGGGAAGGTACCTTCTAATTTGTAGTAAAAATCATTGTCACTAAATTTATTACCCAATACATTGTAAGCAAACGAATGACTTGGTATTGAAAGAATACCTAACAATGCAGCAACTGTGATTATTCTCTTCATTATTTCTCCTCCTATTATAAAATAGTACAACGTTTAGTATAATTAGAAAATTATGTAATAACAAGGATTATATCCTGAACATGGATTTATTGGGAATATGTATTTTGTTATTCTCATATCACGAAGATTGTTTTTTATTTACACGTTCGTAATCGTTCGCATATAATACAAACAAATGTTCTTGTTTATTTTTGATAAAGTGGTGAACAATATGTTGTCTGATATTGAGCGAAAAGTCCTTCGGGTGATCGGAAATTATTCGGCAGGCAGGCGCAGGACTCCTAGTGTGGACGAATTATGCGTAAAGACGGGCCAAAGTCGCGGCGGGATCATGACAGTGCTTGACGTGCTGGCGAGCGAAGAGTATATCGAGTGGCAGCGGTCGGAGCCGGATAAAATCGAGGTGTTAGAGGCGTGGGAGCGAAAGGCGACGGGCAGATGACGAGTAGAATAGAAAATCCGTTTTCAATTCGATTTGTGTTGCCGGAACAGCGTGCTATGTATCTGCAGATGAAAGAAGACGATAAGCTTGTGCCCATGCTAGTAATTGAACAAGATGAATTGGAGTCTTTCCACTACATAATCCGTGATTCTGCATGTGAGGATTACGCAATAACAGTAAAGTGGTGGAAGGCTGTTAAAGGTGAGCGTGGTACTATCTGTAGCATGTGGGGAACGGTCAAATGGATCGATCAAAACGGCAGGAGAATCAAGTTGATAAATGATGCGGATAGTCAGTGGATTAGTATCGATAGCATTACGTGTGTTATTTCCTAGTTGAATTTGTCGATATTTGTCAATTTGTTGTTCTTGTTCAATGTAAGATTATGGATTATGGTGGTAGTGCTATAAAAAGAACAGGGGGATTTCAAAGTGAAAAAAGCATCAATTATTGCACTAACTCTAGGCACTATTCTTACTGGCTGTAGCGCTGCAACTTCAGAGAGTGTAACTCCAGCAACAGTCACAACAGCTACTTCTGCACCCACCCCAGCACCTGAAGTAAAAGCGATGTCCGCGGATGAAGTGAATAGATTTAAAGAGTACGCTACTAAACTCAAAGGCGGGACGTTTATTACGGAAGCTGAAATTGTAAATCAAAATGAAGCTATTATTACATATGCGGATTACGATTCATTAAAAAAGTCAAAGCCTGACTCAACAATAACTAAAGATGATTTTAATGGATATTGGGGTTCCGGTGACGCTGTTAATAAAACTTTAATGGAGGAACCAATCCGTTTGTTAAGAGAGTTCCCTGAATTAAACAAAGTAAAATTAACATTGAATCATGAAAAAGCACACTTGATTGAGGTGGACAGAGCAACAACTGAAGATTATTTTAAGGTAAATCTAAGTGAAATACATGCTGATAAGTCTAATGAAAAATGGCGGAATGAAATAGTTAATAAGTTCTTCACGAAAGACGAGAGAAAGAAATATATAGAGAAATTTGTTAAATAACGACAAAATGATTTTGAAAAAGCCTCTCCTCTAAAAGAGGCTTTTTTTGTTAGCTCAGTTCGAATTTAATGGAATCCACAATTACCAATTAGGGGATAGCGAAGAGGAGGTTGTCTTATGATACAATCAGTTCAAGTGAACCAATTGCAAACCAAAGGGAGATAAACAATGGCAAAAGATTATGCTGTTTATGCGCGTATCTCCACTGACAAAGACGAGCAGATTTCGTCAATAGAGAACCAAATTGACATATGCAGAAACTGGCTTGAACGCAGTGGATATGAGTGGGACGATAACTGCATTTATAAAGACGAGGGGATAAGTGGAACGCTGTTCCTGGAGCGTCCAGCCATTCAGTTAATTCTGGAAAAAGCCAGAAAAAAAGAGATCAACATGGTTGTGTTTAAATCCATTTCTCGGCTAGCTCGTGATTTAAAAGACTCGTTGGAGATCAGGGAGGTTTTACAGGGTCATCATGTAAGAATCATCTCAGTCGAAGAGGGCTATGACTCTGAAAAAGCTGGAAAAAATGATATGGCCTTTGAGCTATGGAGTCTTTTTGCAGCTCAGTATAGTCGGACGCTATCCGCAGGGGTTTCAGCAGCGTTGGCCGCCAAGGTTCGAAGAGGCGAACACATTGGAAAAACTCCTTACGGATATGACAAAGAAGATGGAAAACTGCTCATCAATCCTGATGAAGCGAAAACAATTAGCCAAATTTTTGAGTGGTATAACCAGGGATGGGGTTATAAGCGAATTGTGAAGGAACTCAACTCGATGGGGATATCTCCGAAGTCAGCCCGCGTTTGGCAAATAACTTCAATACATCGAATTATTCACAATCCACTATATTGTGGTGACTTTGTAATGAATCAATACTCGAATGTGAAAATCGGGGGACACAAAAAACAAGTCAGGAATCCAGAGGAGCAATGGATCATTTTCCGCAACCATCATCCTGAGATTGTTGATAGGGCGACTTGGGAAAAAGCCAATAACAAGGTGGAAAAAGCAGAGAGAACGAAAATAACTCCTTGGAATGAATTTCGCGGTCTAGCGAAATGTGCAGTATGCGGCTCCAACATGGTGATAGTACAATCATGGAAGAAGAAAAAGGACGGCAGTAGATCAAGCTGGCAGTATCTCAAATGCAGTCAATACCGAAGGGCGGCACAAGACGGATGTGTTAATCATGCTCCAATTCGGTACGGAGAATTCAGAGCATTGATCATCAATCAGCTTCAACAAGAAGGGAAAGACCTGCATTTGAATTTTAGCAGCGATTTTGAAAAACGGAGAAGTGAAGATCTTGCTGTTTTACAAAAGCAACTACAGCAGCAGAAAACGAAAAAGTCAGGACTCTTGGATCTTTATTTAGAACAACTGATTGAGAAAAACGAATTTGAAGAGAAACGTCGTGAAATTGATCATGCGATAAATAACCTTGAGGATCGGATATATCTTTTGGAGAATCAGCACAGCGCAGAAAGTAGCATTCGGTCTGCAAAAGAAGCATTTAAGGCTTTGGATAATCAAGAACAGGACCTGTATACAGCCTTTCGTAATTTAATTAAGCAAATTGTCATCTGCGAAAATGGAACGGTCGATTTGGACCTTACATTTCGTTGAATTTTTCATTTGCAAAAGGTACGCATAAGGAATGNCGGTCGATTTGGACCTTACATTTCGTTGAATTTTTCATTTGCAAAAGGTACGCATAAGGAATGTCATGCAAAAATTAGGTGTCAAAGGTCGATCTCAGGCAGTAGTCGAACTCGTTCGACTTGGTGAACTAGAGATTTGAGCCCAGTCCACCCAGCCTCCCTTTTCTTCCCCTGGTCGGAAGGGAGGGTTTTTTATTTTGGAGTGGGAAAAGGGAGAGTGTACATATGTAATCGCATGTAGTGGAATGTATGAGGGCATGGGCTAAGTACAGGGATCAGAGGAGATGAAAGAGAAGAGCTGGCTTTGAAACCTAGTAAACTCGGTACATCGGGTGGAGACTATTCTTTCGTAGACAAGAAGTGGCAAAAGAAAAAGAGAACGAGGATATCGTGACTTTACCTAGAACCATATTTGGGACTCATAGAGGGCCTGATTTAACCTTCGAGAAATCAGGCTGAATTGAAGATTTAACAAAATAGTTATTTTGGATAGGGGAAAGGAATCCAACAGGTGTGTAAAAAACCCCCGGGATATCTCCCAAGAGCCATTGATGATTATTTAATTTTGTGAATCAATTTACTACTGCATCTTTATAACCGGTAGCGATGATTTTTATCAGTTGTGGATCCCAAGCAGCTGTAAACAAAATGGTACCGTTCGCAATTACGTAATCCATACCTGGTCTCAGTGCATAATTACCAACAAGTACTGAAGTAATAGACTGTCTCCACGCTGCATCATCAGGAAATGATAATTTTAGATTCTGCTGACTTCCACTAGTTTTTGTCAACATTGGAGGAGTTATTCCGCTATTCTCGACTTATTCCCTTCTATTTTTGAGGGTTTTCATTCGAGCCTACACCGTGCAGGTGACTTTCATCGCACACGGCGTTCCATAAACAGATAAGAATAAAAGTTACAATGGGCAAATTGATTGTAATACAAAAGACCCATGAAAAGTGTATTTGAGACAAATGTGAGACTAGTTTGAGACTGAACAACAGAACATTGAGTTGTACAAAACGGTAATTGAAAAAAACACCCTCGGGTAATCCCGAGGGCCGTGGATGGAAAGTATGGATGACTAGTGGATTCGTAATTCATTCCAGTCAAAGGATACAGGATAGAAACCATCATTTTCATTTCCATAATTGCTTTGTTTCATAATGAACGTTATCTTTTGATTTTGCTCATCGATTTCAATGTCTTTTGCATAACGATAGTCCGATTTTTGCCAGCGCTTTACTTCGATGCCATCGGAATCAAAAGCGATAACAATCAAGTAATAATCATTGTTTTCTGGTGTTAATGCGTAATACGAATATTGGTCCCACCGCACCAGCTTAGAAGTATGGCTCTTTAATCCAACTACTTGTGGGATAGTACCGGTAATAACGGTTGGATCAGGGTAGCTATTCACGACTTATTCCCTTCTGTGTTTGAGGGTTTTCGTTCGAGCCTACACCGTGCGGGCGACTTTCATCGCACACGGCGTTCCATCAACGAAGAAGAAAGAAAATTTACAATGGGCAAGCAAATATACCGCTCATATGTCCTTACTTACATATGATTTTTTCGACAGAATCATCAGTAAAAGAGTTTTACAAACCAATCGATTTGTTAAATGAAAGGTAAACAGAGCGGTAATTGAAAAAACACCCTCGGGTAATCCCGAGGGCTGTTGATGGAAAGTATGGATGACTAGTGGATTCGCAATTCATCCCAGTTAAAAGAAACAGGATAGAATCCATCAACTTCATTACCATAATTGCTTTGTCTCATAATGAACGTTATCTTTTGATTTTGCTCATCGACTTCAATGTCTTTTGCATACCGATAGCCTGATTTTTCCCAACGCTGCACTTCGATACCATCGGAATCAAAAGCGACAACAATCAATTTGTCGTCATTATTAAGCGTTGAATACGCCCAATACGTGTACTTGCCCCACTTCACATGTTTTCCAGTATCACCTTTTAGTCCATTTACTGGGGGGGTGTTCTGTAAGGGACCAGTAATTACAGTAGGTGTGCTATTCTCGACTTATTCCCTTCTCTTTTTGAGGGTTTTCGTTCGAGCCTACACCGTGCGGGCGATTTTCATCGCACACGGCGTTCCATCAACAGATAAGAAAGATAGTTTAACAATGGGCAAACGTAAGGTTACACCATCCCAGTTTTACTGTCTGCTAACTAAAGTTATAAGTTTCTGTGATCCTGTTTTCAAAAAGCTGATTTAACAAAACATTACTTCCGTTTAATTCTGAAAAATGCACCTACTACACCAACAAAACCGCATACGGCAAATAGAACTGGAATGAATGACATTGGTTCAGTCAAAAGGCGATAAACACCGACAGAACAGATCATTATGCTACTGACGAATAGGATAAATAATCTCATTATTTAACACCTCAAAACCAATTGTATCATATTGGGAATCACAGCTTAACAAAAGAGAAATTGTGAGAAATGAGGTGGTTGCAATTGATTGAAGACAAAGGGCGAAAATTATACTCACGTGTGTAGACTGCAATCATCGCCAGCCAGGCTGGTCCGGCAGGGCCGGGTACACTTGCGAGAAGTGTGGAAGCTACGTCAATTCAATTGGTTGGTGGGATGACATAATGGCAGAGGATTTCATTCAGAAGGAGGAAATTTTAGGTAAGAAGGGGGAGGGAAAATGATGAATGCTGCCAAAACATTGCGCTATTTGATCAGATAGCATACGAAATGGAACAAGAAAAGGACAAAATTACCACCCATGTGCATAAGTGTGTCGGATTCCTTTTTGATGAAGTTATCAGATGGAGAAGAGAATACTGCTGACGTGTTAAGGGAGAAGAAATGCAGCGAGATTTCATAAAGTTTTGTAATGCGTACTCAAAAGCAAAGTGCCCTACCTATTGTGAGGTAGGACACTTTCGAAAATACCTAGTGGAGACAGGCACCTAATTTACTGCTATTTTTACAGTTAAATCAGAGCCGCCGTTCAATACAGCTCCCTTAATGGTTATCGTTCCTTCGCCTGAATTTCGGACGATATTGCCGTTCACACTAACTAAGATTACCTCAGTATCGCTTACCGATTGGGCACCACTTACTATTAAACCTGAAAAGTCTCCACCAAATACGACATGATTCCAATTAAAACCTTTGAAAGTGTCTCCATCGAGGCTTAAGGTTATATTTCCCCAATAGAAGCCTTCGGTTACAGCTGTTGGGTTACTCATTAAAGTTCCTAGTAAAGCTTCTTCAACTTTATAAGTTGTGCCATTCGTTAGTCCTATGATCTCCATTCCCGATAGTGCTGCTTTTGAAGTAGCATCTGAAGTCAACGCACCATTCGCTAGTGTATACAATACAGTTGCAGATCCTGTTGGATCTACAGTAACCTTGTAGATTGTGCCAGCTGTTAATCCTGTAATCTTTGTATTTTCAGCTGTACCTACAGATCCTGGCGTGAGTATTACGGTTGTTACGCTATTCTCGACTTATCTCCTTCTATATAGGAAGGTTTTCATTCGAGCCTACACCGTACGGGCGCCTTTCAGCGCATACGGCGTTCCATCAACGGATAATAAGAACTCCTTTCGGGATAATCTTACAATGGGCATCCTCAATATATCATGATGCAATAAACAAAGAATAAACAAACCGGAATTGAGGAGGCACTACCGCCCTAGTAGTATCCTTTCATGTGGAACTTTATTTATCCCTCCATCTTATTTGGTCGCTAATCCGTGCTGAAAAAGACTTTACTCAGCGAAGCCTTTTGTATGAATTGTCGCTAGAAGGCATTTAACACAATATTTCGGGAGTAGAGGAGATAGAAATGATGCGCTTTGTTGGAATAGATCCGTCTACCAAAACAGGATTTGTCGCGTTGGACAAACAAGGTGACGTACTTCGAAGGAAAGAACTCAATGGTATCGGAAGCAAGGACCCATTGCGAATGACCACACTGGTTGACGAAATCATGGAACACGAACAGACAGGGGATATCATTTGCATCGAAGGATTTGGGTTTTCTTCGCAGCAGGCTATCCAGCTTGGTGGAATCGGCTGGGGAGTAAGAATGGCATTACATCGAAAAGGTTTCAAATATTTCGAAGTAGCTTCCATGGCTCTTAAAAAATTCTGCGGTGCAACAGGTAACAGGGGACCAGAGGGTAAGGCAATCAAAGCGGACAAGATCGAGGTTTCCAAGCAAGTGCTAAAGCGCTGGGGATTCGAGAATGGCAGCGACAACGTAACGGACGCGTTTGTATTAGCTAAGGTCGCGGAAGGTATTTGCATGCATAATACAGACAACCTAGTCCATAAATACCACCAGTTCCAGCTTGAAGTTCTGTCTTCCGTACTCAATCCGCCTGAGAAAAAGAAGAAGACTCGCAAAAAAGCAACCATTTAACCCAATTAAATAATCACGAAACGGAAGCTGTACATTTAGTTGGCTACAATCATCTACCACGAACTAGTCGTTCAGAATTTCATGATTAGTTAGTCACGAATTCAGCGAAGATTGGGGGGAAACGTGTCCTATTCAAACGACGAGAAAGAAACGACATGCGTGTATAAATACATCTCTGATACCTGGACTGTATACAGCTGCGTGCCGCGTCATATGAACAAGCTTCGGAAGATCGGTGGCGTCCATTACTGGAAAGAGGAGGCGCCGGGCGCGGATGGTGAGCTACGGTTAATCGCTGGGAAGTGGAAGCTAAAAAGCAATCAACTGCTGAACAAAGGCAGGCTGCGAGTGAACGTATGAAACAATTTCATCAAAAATAATAATGTTGGAGGAATTATTCATGAAAACAGAAGTAAAAGCATTAAACTCGGTACATGCGGGGGTGGAGACTTTTCTTTCGTAGACAAGAAGTGGCAGAAGAAAAAGAGATCGAGGATATCGTGCCTTTACCTAGAACCATATTTGGGACTCATAGAGGGCCTGATTTAACCTTGGAGAAATCAGGCTGAATTGAAGATTTAACAAAATAGTTAATATGATAAGTCGTTATGTTTGAGTATGTCCGTTTCAATTTATTTAAAAAGAAAACCACTCTTGTCGAGTGGCCTGATACGTTGATGGAATCGATTAAATATCTGCACCTAAAAGCTTTGCTGCTTCCATTTTTACTCTTACAAACTCATTGACCGATTCTTTCAGATCTTTTTTATCAAGAATCAAATATGTTTCGCTAATTATTTCAACTGACCTATCCATGCTGATTATATAGGCTGAGAGTGCCCTCTCATCTTTACTAAGATCCTGTAACATGGCGGTATACTTTTCATCATACGCCTTAAGATTCTTCTTGTCTTCTTCGGTGTATGTCTCTATCGCCATTACTCTTTCGTTTAGCAAATTGTAGTATTTCAGTGAATCATCATACAATTCTTTGCGGATGGAAGAGTCATTGCATGCAGATAGTTGGAATGATAAGAGCACGAAAATAATTAAAAACTGCTTCATTAGGGTTTAGTCCTCACAATGTTTTTGGGAATATTATACAAATTGTTTGTGAATTACAGCAAGCTAGTCTGTTATCTTTGCTGGATTTAGAGGCTCCGGTTGTAGACGTGATCCAGCGCTTAACAAAACGGTAATGATGTTTAAAAAAGACCTCTAGGTTTCCCTAGAGGTTGTTGATGGATTATAAAAGTCTAACCGTGAAGCTAGTTGATACGAATGCACCGTGAACATCACTTGCAGTAATCGTAATCACTACAGTACCTGTATTATTATTAACTCTTTGTAATTCAACTTCTTCAGTGTTAACGAAGGAAGCTGTTAAAATACTAAGTTCACTCGACGCAATTGTATATGTCAGAGGCTCCCCTTCTGGATCGCTAAAGTGATCATTAAGATTAAGGGCGTAAGTAAAGGCATTCACACTTGGATCAAAATCTAGATTCAT